AGAGAGAGAATGGCGGTTAGTGAAAGAGATGTAAAAACATTGTGGGGAAAGTTTGATGAGATTTGTAAAGATAGGAGGAAATAATATGGGTAGTAGATTTAAGAATTATGGTTTATGGATTTCAATATTTGCGTTAATAGCATTATTGCCAGAAGCATTTGGAACTTATGATATTGGCTTTATTTTGCCAGACAATTACGAGGCACTTGTTAGAATAATACTTGCAATATTAGTAGGTGCTGGTATAATTAATAATCCTGAGACAGATAATAAGGGTTACGGAGACGATAAGTAGTAATATATAACTTAGAGGCACGAGGATTAGTTTTAAGACGTTTTCGTGTCTTTGTCATAGTTTAGCATTAACCATATAATTATCTTTGCTTAAAACTTAAATAAATAGGAGGTATATAGCAATGGCAGACAAATTAAAGAAGGAAACATTAGTTGAACTACAAAAAGTCTTAAAGGAAGAACATGAACTTGAATTTGAGTTAAAAACATTAAAAAGTATTTTGTTTTCTGCATATTCAGTATTTGTTTTGAATGATGAAGAACTTAATGATGTAGATGCAATTATATCTGAAATTGATTTTGACTATTTCGATTTAATGTATAAAAACAAGTAGGTGATTTTATGAAATATACCGTAAGGTATGCACACTTAGAAAGTATAAATGTTACAGAAGGACAATCAGTCAATCCTAAAGTACCTTGGGAAGATGCTAGTATAATTGGTAAGATGGGTAGCAGTGGTATATCTACTGCTGCTCACCTACACATTGACGTAATAGAAGGATTAAGCTTTAAGTTATGGAGTTTAATAGATATGTATAATGGAAATGAAACTCCTAATAAACAACAGTTAGATTATTTTGTATCTGAAAGCGATCCTACATTGTTTGGTGTTAATCCCGTAATAACAACTGAATATGATGAGCCTGATTATGTAGACAAGTATGGTAAAAGACATTTAGGTTATGATTGTGTACCCGTTAATAGATTTAATACTGACAGTAATTTTTACATTTACTGGAATAGGAAATTTGCAGGTAGAGTTTTAAGAACTGGATATGATAATGCTTATGGTTATTATGTGTTAGTTGGATATGACACTTTAGATAGTAAGGAATGGATAAACAATGAAGTTCTTGAAGATAAAGAATTTACAACTCAATATATTAATGGCGGTACAATTCATAGTTTTAATAATAAGTCAAATGTTAGAACTACATACGGTCAAAGTGATTTATATAATGGCAAGATTAGATATATTAAACTTCACCCAGATAACTTTGGTATTGTAATAAATGATACAACCACTGATAGGATTGGTTATACTGGTGTTAATGGTTCATTCTTTAATCCTAATACAAGAAAGCCTACATCTATATTAGAAGCTAACAATACTGTATATTGTGCTTTTGGTAATGATGGTGTATACAAGCAAGGTACTTTAATATCTCACAAAGATGATACATTTAGTCTTACAAAGATTAAAACTGTTAGTGAGATAGATAATGTTAATTATGCAATAGGTGGTATAGAGCTTGTCAGAGATGGTAAAATAACTTATGATAGAAACGCAGATAATTTTGCACCACCTTATAATGATGTTCATAGAACAACTACTCAAACATCTATTGGTTATACATATGACGGGTATATATTACTTGTAAGACATTGGTATTCTAATAGATTAGAAACTGCTAACCATATGAAAGATTTAGGTTGTAAGTATGCTATTGGTTTAGATGGAGGTGGTAGTACTCAGTATGTTGTACCCGATGAAAACCAAACGAGAACGTCAACAAGAAAAGTCCCTGTTCATTTTGTCGCTACTGATTTACCTATCTAATAATAAAAGAAATCCCCCGTAACTGGGGGTTCTTTTTATTCTATTTCTGCTTCAGGTGTTCCTTCCCATTGTTCCATACATACTGCAAATCTTTGGTTGATATCTTCGTACTCTTTCATCATTGTTTCATCGCCTAAACATCTTTCAATAAATTCTTCTACTTGTTCATTCTCCATCGGATCTGGTAATGGCATCTAATCACCTACCCTTCTATTCCTTGACCTTCTTTACCATCTACATAAAACTCCATCTCTATACGTGGATTATCTCTATCTAGTGTTACATCTTGTATTCTAGGCATTACAAATCTATCATCTTCATATAAGCCACCTTTTTCTACTGCATCCATAACTAGCTTTATACTGTTATGTGAATCTCTACGTCTAAGGTCTGGCATATAAAACCACATATTACAAGCTATCTTTGTTTTCTCTGGAAATACTTCTTGAACATCCGCTATATATTTTTTAGTTAGCTTGTCTACTTCTTTTTCAAAATCTCTTGCAGTCTTTTTCTTTATCCTTTTGTTACCCTTGTAGTAATAACAATGATTAACAGATGGTGCTATCGGGATTGTTAATCTCATTCATACTCACCCATCTCATCTTCAAGTTCATCTTCATACTCTCTCATTTGAATAGTAAGTTCTGCTATATCTTTAGGATCTACTTGTTCTAAAAGTTTATTAAAGTTCTCATTAACTCTATTTATAACTTCTTCACTTATACCGCCTCTAAAATCATCTATCCAACTAATAGTTGTCGTTATCATACACTAACTCCCTTCCTATTTTAACCAACCTCTTACCTTGTTCTGATACTCTATCTCTATAAGCCTGTGTGTTGTAATGTCTAATAGTCTGTATTTTTAATCCTGTTTTATTTGCTATTTGATAAGCAGTACCATCACATATATATTCGTTACCTTTGTATAAAGCATAAACATTTAACACTTTTTTTACACCTTTATATTTGTGCATACTATCTCCTATTATAACCATAAAAACTTTTTATATTTGCAGGTTTTGTCGGTTATACTCGCTTTATTTGTTGTTTTTACCCCATAAGTCTTTTATAATCGACTTATTCCTATGTATAATGTGCAACTCTTACCGCTTATTCGTACCTATAATGTGCATAATGTAACGGTTTTATTGTGCAGAATGTAACCGATTATGTGTATATAATTTTAATTATGGTATCTTTTTCTTTAAATGTGAAGAATACCATTCCTTTTTTTAAAATTATACCCAACCTAATTTTTTAACGTGCCTTTTAATTTCTTCTTCATCTACAAATATTGCTCCCCTGTCATATAATAACTTTTCCCAAGCGTTGTTCATAAACTCACTCTTGTAGTATCCCTTATCTTCACTTGCATCTAATATAAATACTTCGGTTTCACTTGGCGGGTAGTCTGCGACTGTGTATATCCCTTCTATAAAATGTATAATCAGTACAGTATCGTAGTCTGTTGTTCCGTTAGGGTTTACATAGCCAACTCCTTTTTCAGTTATAATAAATTTTTCGTCTGATTCTTCATTCACCCAAAACGGTTTATTTATTTCTGCCCCTATAAGTTCTGCAAATTTCTTCCAGCCATTATATGCATCCACTACACTACCTATTTTCTTATATTTCATCCTTGTCCTCCTTGTTCGTATATCTTGTCTTTCGTACTAACCAAAATGACATATTTAGTACCACCGACATCTTACCGACAATTTACATCTACACTAATATCAACTCTAATTTGAGTATGTTTGCAAATTTTAATTGCAAGAATTTTTATATAATTATCGTTGCATATCGTTGTACAACTATTCGAGCAGTTCAATTATAATCGTTTTACGTTCGATATACTGGACTAAATCGACTATAATCGTGTTTTAGTCTTTTATACTAGACTTTTTAAGGTTATGTTCTATCAACCTATTCAGATACCATCTTGCTTTTTCTAAATCCTCTATACCGTTTTTATATTTGTACCTTGCTACATACTTTATTATATTACCTACACAAACTGCATCTATACCAACCATATCACGTGTAACGTCCGTAATAACGTCTATAACTTCATAACTACCTTTGGTATAGTGTAGGGGGTGATTAACATTATCTTTGCTTAAATCGGATTCTCGTGTGTCTAACGATAACTGTGTTGTTTTTCCGTGGTCTATATCATTATCGTTTATTGCATAACTATCTCCAAACTTTGAAGCATAATAATTATTTTTTGTTTTGCCTATTATTGTATACTGTTTATTGCTTTTAGATATTATTTTATCTCCTACTTTATATTTCATTGATACCTCCAACCTTGTACAACATCTATTTGTTTCTTAACCATATCTATTTGCTTTCTATAATTAATTTTGAAAATCTTTCATTTAATCTCCTTTAAATGTAGTTTATTTTTATTCATATTTCCCCTCCTTATCATATTCAACACAGACAAACCCGTTCTGTCTATACTCCCATTGCTTACATAAAAAATCTACATCTTCTTTTAAGTCTTTAAGTTTGTTATAATCTTTATCAAATGCAACTAACTTATAAGTTCTATTTGAGGTATATTCTTTGGCAGTATTTGTTACAACTTGTTTTTTTATAATTTCAAACCCTTTGTACTTCCCTGTATAAAGACTTTCACCATTCCATGTATAAATCATTCTCCAGTCAATCATTGTAAGAACTCCATCTTTCACTCAATCTTTCATCTATCGTCCATAAACAATCTCTTATTTCTTGATACATTGGTAATATATCTTCTTCTATGTCGTGTTTTCTCTTTAGATGTTTTAACTGCATTGTATTTTGTATAAGTCTAATTATTTGTGTTAACACCAATGCTGTCGTTATTATTACTAAATATACTTGCATTTTATTACCTCCATATTTTCAATCCCTATTATATCTTATATTTTCAAGGTCGTAATCTCTCCTGTTTTCATACCATAATTTCTTTTTGGTTTCTTTATTTTTAACCTCAGTTTCGTCGCTTAGTTTATTTCTTTCTTCGTCTATATGATGTTTTAACTTATTTAATTCATATAATTTGTTAACTAAGTCTGATATTCTGTGTTCTATTGGACAATCTATTTCCTTATTACAATAAAACATAATGTCACAACAACCTCTATTGTCGCTTTCAAAATACAAAGGACACTTATCTAATATACATTTCATATAACTAAATCCTTTCCTATCTTAACTAATCGTTTCCCATTTTCTGATCATTACTTTTAGATACTACTCTATCTCCTATTTTATAACGCATTTAATTCCTCCTGTGTTTCCCTAATAGCTTTATTATAACCTGTCATATAAGTGTAGTTCTTAGAACCACCTTCTGTTTTATACAGATTATTATAATACATTTTCTTATCCTTAAAATATCTATATGCTTCTCTTAAATGTTCTTTATGTTCTTCTACTGTTGTAGTACAATCCCAACTCACTTCTTTATCTGTAAGCAAACTGCAATCGTTACTAAAGTTTTTATCTTTAAATACACATCTATCGCAATCCATTTTAACCTCCTAACTTCTAAAGTATTTCTCTGGCATTCTTACAAACGTAGCGAATGTTTTATCAAATACTATTCCTAATCCCAGTATTGGCTTGTATTTAGAATATTTGCCATACTCCATAGCATATGAATCTACATCTAGACCACTACCCACATTTAAGCCAAATATTAAATCTCTACTATTAGCAGCATATTTGCAACCTGCGTATGCGTGTGAGTGTCCTATGACTGTCGACATTCTTTCTACAAGTGCAGTATTAAAAGCTCCATCTTTGCCACCACAACCAACACCATGTTTATAAACTACTCCATCTTTTATATATTGACCTACATGATTCCATGTATCCGGTAATTCCCATAGTTCGTTTAAGTTTTTTAAGAAATGTCTTGGCATACCTAGGGTTGCTGCTTGTCTAACAGGTATAGAGTCGTGATTAGATTCAACTATTGTTACGTTTTGAAACGCTCTTGTGTAATCTTGTACTATTTATAAATCTCTTTCATATTCATCTACTGCCCCCATGCTATCTGGTGATGATTGATGTCTACTAATAGCATGGTTATCAACTAAATCTCCTGTGCAAACTATTTCATTAACTCCATAAGCACTAAATGTATCCTTTACAAACTGTAAATAATTAGGGTGGTCGAACGGTATGTGTGTATCCCCAAACACTCCTACTATATTAGGGTATTTAGTATCTAGTAAATCGTCTAATCCATTCAAATACTTTCTTGCAGTTTCTTCTGAATACTCTTTACCTGTAATATTTTTCCATGCTATACTTGCTGATATTTTACCTTGTTTCCATTTAGTATATTCAAATCTTGCTATATTTAGCATACAACATCTCCTATAAAATTTTATTTGTATATTCTACTACTTCTATTATATCTTCCTTAGGTACATTTCTATATATTCTGTAACCACTCTTAGTATTAGGTGCTTCTTGATACATAGTGTAGTCTTTAATACCTGTTTTAGTTTCCGTTGTTCCTACAATTCTACCAACTTCCTCTGTACTACCACTTTTAAATTTGACTATATCGCCATGTTTCATTTTTCTAATCCTTTCTCATATTGTTCTCTTAACTCGTGAAGTATTTTGTTACCTTGTGTCTTAGTGATACCATTATGTTTTTCATAGTAAGCCTGTAAGAAACCACGTTCTGGATCAAACTTTTCACCATCTGTTGTTTTAACTATTGTTTTAGTATCATCGTTCCATATAACTATTGTTGCAGGTGGATTGTATATAACTTTTTTATAAGGTTTAACTATCCACTTGCCTTGTGTTTTTTTACACCATTCATTAAATTCTTTTTGTGCTTCAAGCATAACGGCATCTTCTAACCACTTAGTTGTTAGTAAGGTTTTGCCACCTATCCTACCTTTTGTAATAACGTAATTATTAGTTGAGCTATTACTTGGTCTAGTCGAAGTTCCTTCGAGTACATATCTTAATGCGTCCGCTCTATCATAATTCATTCAATCACACCTATCCTTTCTATAATAAACTTTCTTTCCTCTAACCATTGTCTTAATCCAGATACTTGCTGCTTACTTTTATCTAAGTTATAACCACTTGTTTCTTGAAACCGATCCATATGTCTTTGTGCTTGTTCTAAGTGGTCTAATATATGATTAAGTATTTCTAAACTATCTTCTGTTTTATCAATTCTATTCATTATAGTTCTTCCCTTCTGTTAATAAGCTCGGGTGCATAATACTCAATCCTTTTAAATACTGCACCCTTACTTAACCCTACCAATCTACCTACATCTGCATAACTCATTCCATCTTTCTTAGCTTGTATAATTGTTGTATTTAATTCATCGTCTTTGTATGTTCTGCACTTACCAACATCCCACAAACTAAATGCTTGTTCTGGTGTAATCTGTCTTTTAAAACAAATTGCTATTAGTAATGCACCCCAACTTCTAGTAAGCTCTTTGTAGTCATTCACATATTACACCCTCCTTTAAAATGGCAGATCGCCTGAGTCTATATCTACTTCTTCAAATACATCTTCATCGTTGTTGGACTTCTTTTGTGTTGTGCTTAAAAATTCTACTCTTGTAGCGTTACACTTTAATTTGCTACGGTTTTTACCTTCTTTAGAAGTCCATGTTTCCATTTTCAAATAATAACTAACCGCTACTTTGCTACCTTTTTTAGTATAATTCCCTATCGCCTCCGCTGTACTGCCAAAAGCCGTTACCGGTATAAATGACACGTCATCATCTTTTATTCCATTTACTGCTATTGTAAAATCTGCTATTGCTAACCCAGAACTAGGTACAAATTTTAAATCTGGATCTCTTACCATATTTCCTATAATTACACCTGTGTTTGTATTCATTATTCTACCTCCTTCAATTCTTCTATTTGTTTTTTAAGATTACCAACTGTTACATTTAAATCTGATACTTGCCTGTTCAAAAAATTAATTTCTTCTGTTGCAGTCTTGTCTATCAAGTTGACCTCGCTATGCAAACCTTCAAACCATGTAGTTAGCCTTGCTATCATGTTTTCATTATTGTCAATTTGTTTCCATTTTAATTTTAATTTATTAATCATATTACCTCCTTGTGTTCTTTTACCTAATTATACATGAGTAACAGTTCATTGTCAAGAACTTTCTTCCTCCTCATAATCAGTAAACCTAGTCCACTTAGGAATCCATCTCAACTTAACCATTCCTGTTTCACCATTACGTTGCTTAACTACATTAACCTCTGCTATATCTGAGGTATATTCTCCTGTCTTAGTATTAAACTCCATCATCTCACTATCCCTGTAATAATAAGCATCTCTATACAGCAGCATAATAGTAGAAGCATCTTGTTCTATACTACCACTATCTCTTAAATCAGACATTTGTGGTCGCTTATCTGTACGTTGTTCACAACTTCTTGACAACTGTGATATTAATATTATAGGTATGTTAAGTTCCATAGCAATCTCTTTAAAGGCTCTCGATATATAAGTAACTTCTGCGTTCTTGTTGTTATGACTACCACCGTTAACTAACTGCAAGTAATCTACAAATACTATATTTGGTTTCTCTTGTTTAATGGAGTTTATTATGCCACTTAGTTGAAACTCTTTATCTTTTATTACAAGATTAGATTTTGCTAAGAAGTCTGACGTGTGCATTATACGTTCCCAGTTGTCTGCATCAAGGTTACCTTTTCTGATCCTATTCATTTCCACTAAACCCTTAGAAGCTATTAATCTTTTTGCTATCTGGCTTCTATCCATCTCTAAACTAAACAATGCTACCTTCTTATCCTTATCTGATTGTAGTATATTAGCCACTATATTAAGTCCTAAGGCTGTTTTACCACTTGCTGGTCTACCTGCTACTATATATATTTCCGATGGCTCAAAACCTAATATCTTGTTGTCTAAATGTTTAAACCCTGTCTTAACATAAGTTTTTTTACCTTCCTGTATATCCTCTATATCCTGTACTGTATTCATCATTATTACATTCATCTTCTCATCTATCTTATCATCAACCCTTGTTAATGGTAAGAGTCCGTTGTTTATATGTGAAATCATATCATCTAATGACATTTCTGAAAAGTTAGAAGTTATGCTACTCATTTTTTTATATATCTTTCTCTTTTGTGATTCGTGTTTAATATCTACTGCATAATCTTCAACGTGTTTAAATGTTATTATATCTTCCGGTAATCCTGCTATGTATGAACTCTCTACCGTTGAAAAGTTAGATAGCGATACTACATCTACGTCTGTTGTTTCCGAGAGTTCAATCATATCTGCAAACAGTTGTTGGTTATTCTCTAATGTGAAATCATTTGGTTGTAATATAGACCTTGCTTTATTTAAAGACTTATCATCTAATAGACAAGCACCTAATATATACTGTTCTTTATTCATCTAACTCCTCCAATAATTCTGGGTTTTCGTGTATGTTGCCTATAATAATCATGTTTTCAGTCTTTTTACTTGTTAAAGAGTAGAATCCATAATAAGTATATCCAAATACACCTTCCTTAAATTTCACAGAAATGACTGTATCATCAAAAGTTGTTTTTAATAGATCTCCCTCAAAAATCTTTTTACTGTTCTTGTCTTTAAGCCCTGTGTATTGTATTAGTTTAATTTCTTCAAAGTCAAATTCATATAAATCACCTTCACCAATTTTAACTTCTATGGTTCTTGTATCAAAATTAATTCTCTGGACTTCCACCATCATTTCATAAGGCATTATCCATGCTTTAAATTTAATTTCTCTCATTTCTAATAGCCTCCTTATAAGCCTTAACAAAAGTTTGCTTAGCCAAATATTCCTGTGTCAATGATACCTTGTATTCTCTGTATATTTCAAATACTACAGGATATTGTTGCTTCAACTCGTTGTATTCCTTAATATCCATGTTAGCGTTCAGAAACTTCTTGCATATATCCCATGCTTCATCACTACTCATGTGCGTTATCTCTGCAATCACTTCATTAAACTTAGCAATAGTAGGAAAGTATTGTTCTGTCTTTCTAATATCCTTGTAGGCTTGCATAAACGTCTTATAAGGCACGTTCTCAAACTCATCATACCATTCGTCAAGTAGTATCTGTTTATCGCCTTTAAAGGGATATACGGTGGTTAACTTTTGCAATACATCTTTAAGTTCATTCCGTTTCATTTCAACCACCTCTGTCTTTCTTCTTCTGATATTAATTCATATGTAAACTCCCCACCAAATTCCTTCTTAGCTTCTTTTATATGTTCTAGGCAATGTTCTTCACTTAACAAACTATCTGTAAACATTTTACCGTTTCTAAACACAGCCCATTCTTTGACGTTAAACATATATCCACTCATTCTATATCACCCCAACCATCATCTTTATCCTTAAATCGTTTCTTACACCACTTGTTGGCAGTTAAATAAGCGTTCTTGTATTTATTTAACTTACTATAATTCTTCATACTCTCTATAACTTCATCAACTGTTTGCTTATCATACTTATCTACAAGTTTATTATAATCCTTTTTGACTAACTGCATATGTTGAATAGTCATAAAATTGTCTGATAATCTTTCTCCACATATAGGACAGTAGTTAATATCTATTTCACCTCCATTACTATCAGGTGAAGTTACAGCGTCCAAATAGTATCTACCATCTCTTTCCACTATGCTAAACTCTATGCTATAAGTTTTATCTTCTATTATACACCTTTTATCTGTACAAAATTTACAACTCATCTCGTTCCTCCTTTAACAACTTATACAAATGACAAATAAGTTTACTAAAATTATCATATTCCTTAGCATATTCATAGCCTATACATATACCTTCAAATTTACCTGTGTCTATATTCCTTTTAACATATTTATATTTCTCTATATATTCTTCGTGTTCGCTAAACCCACAACTCATTATTCACCATACCTTTCTTTGTAATAACTACAAAACTTATTTACAGGGCAGTAACTTACACATCTCTTATCAGTACCCACTCTTGTATCAATGTATAACTTGTTGTCTTTCTTTTCCCTTAGGTATTCAGTAGCCTTATCTATTTCATCAAACAACTTAACTGCTGACTTTCTACCTGTTTTCATAACTGCGTATTTAGTAGGTGTAGCCCATCTATCTTCTGGTGAACATACAGGCAACTCATCGTCTGATACACCTATATATTTATCTATTTCATTCAGTTGCTTTTTAATAAATTCTTCTGTTTTGTTTAGATCCCATATGTCAAAGTCAATTACTTCTACTTGATTAGGTGGATAGTTACCACCACGTTTCGCTTGTCCTGTACTCCAATCTCTATATACTGCAACTATCTTTAAACCTTTAACTTCAAACCCTGCTTTATGTAGTAGATACCTGTATATATTCAACTGTTGTTCCCATTTGTCATAATTAGATTTATACACTGAACTCCATACACTTGCAGTTTTAATATCATATAAAATTTCATTTTCATATATGTCGAACTGTCCTGTTACATTATACCCATCGATATTAACTTTAAGTCTTTCTTCTGACAACGAATTGTCGCTATCATATTGTTCTACTATATAGTGGGTAGCAGTACCCAACAGAGCAAATATTCTGTCGGATACATCTTCCACTACTTGGTCTTTATACATTCTGTTTAATAGTATAACTCTTACAGGATTTAATATCTCGGTTACACTATATGTGAAATCGTCATAATTTCTTTCGTTATGTACTGCTTGTACTATCATCTCTGGTAGGTTTAGCTTATTAGTCAGTTTCATTCTAACCACCCTAACTCTCTCATTCTTTTAATAGCTTCTTGATATGTTTTAGTTATTAAGCCTCTACTTAATAATATATTGTCATGATAAGCGGTATCGCTAAAAGTTTCAAATTGAGGTTCTTGAATATCCGCGTAAATAAACCAGCACTGTTCCCCGTCTT